TATATGAGTTTTCATTCATTACTGAATGCAAACTCATATACTTTTTCTGTTTCCATTAATATTCATCTCCTGCTTCATCTTGAAAAATCAAATCACTAACATCTGTTCTATGTCCCCAACCACAACTAAAATCATCTTTAGCCATTTCGGTAATCATTTCAATTACATCATCTAATGTAATCTTTATTTCTTCACCACTATCTCGATTATCTTCATGGATTTGATCAATGATTTTTTCAACATTATACGAGATAACCTTTGTTACATTGATTCTTTCCGGGAAGTATTCTTCTTCTAACTCTTCACTCATTCTCTAATGCTTTCTTAAATAGATTGTCTATCTTGTTATTCCAAAAGTCTAATGTATCTTGATTAACTACTTTATTAATATCTCTAAGTGTAAGGATATTCTTTATTTCGTTTTTAATTAGATTAACATCTTCACTTATCCAACTTCTATTGTTGATATAGGATTTGACTTCACTTACACTTGCTTGCCCTCTTATATAAGCAGAGTAATCATCACACATATTGTAATACCAGTCTGCTCTCATAATCATTTGAGCAATACTTAAGGCTTCCATTGAGTTCATATCTTTACCTCCATATAATCATAAAAATCAAAGTCTTTATAAATTTCATCACATTCAAGTCCCTCAATCTCTATCTGTTCAATAGCATCATCTTGATCAATAGCATCTACATAATAAATTTCAGCATAATGATAGTGCTTAACTACTTGAAATCTTTTCTTATCTTCTTTATTTGTCGCAGTATCCATTGCACTTTAACCTTCCACATGAGGGGCATGAATATTGTTCAAGCTCCGATTCGTCTACTTCTTCGACATCTTTATACACTTCACTCATAAGGACATCAATATCAAAATCCTTAACTGTTCGGCTAACCAAAGTGTCATTCCTATCTTCAAGATCTCGATACTCGTATGGGTCATCGAGAATCTTTTCTATAGCCTCTTCTTTGCTATTAGCCTCTACTGTGTAACAAAGGGTATAGATATAGTCTTCATAAACTGTATACTTAGTCATTATAGCCTCGGCTTTCCATGATTTCTTTTCTAGTTAAAGCTACTTCGTCATAGCCAATTTGATTTTCATACTTTTGTTTTTGTGTTTCTTGTTCTTCTTCATTTTCCATTGTATTCTCCTATTGCTTTGCCTGATGTCCACGATATGAGAAAGCTTTAAAGTTAAACTCATAACCATTCTTTTCGAGAAGTTGAATCATTAGATCTAAACATTCTCCATCTGTGTATTCTTCACCCGGCAATTCAATTATCCGGACAATCTCATTTATAATAAAACCAGCTTTAACAGCTGGGTCAGTTGGGATATTATTGTTCATCACTTTCTTCCTTTTTCTTTGATGCTAATGTTGCAAAAGTTGTTGATAGTTGTGCATGAATTTGTGCTTCAACTAAAGAGAAAGGAGTTGTGTTAAAGAAGACACCCTTTTGTGGTTTAGTTGTAAGCATTAACTGACTCGCACAATCAGCATGAAAATTTGCTAATGCCTCGTAATTTTCTGTTTCAATATAATGATCATGAACTTCAACATCATCAGTTGACCAGCTTAATATTGTTCTCATTTGTATTCCTTATCTTTAATTGTTGAATGATAGCCTTGTCTTACTATCATTGTTTGCTCATGGATTTCTCCATTTCCTAAAACATTGTTTTTATCATTGCCAAGCAATGCTTCATAAACAATATTCAAAGCTTCATTGGCATCATTAGCCTCAACAAAATGTGTTGAGATTGATGTAACTGTATATAATTCCATGTATTCCTTTTAGAATTGTCTTGTATCAAAGTCGTCTTTTGTATGGAATGTTAAAGTAAAACATCCATTGTCTTCATCTGGTAGTTGAACTTCATCAATATTCAACCACCAATCTCTAGCCTTATCGCTTACAACAATTTGAGTATCATCATCAACTAAAGCCAAGATTTCTTTCAATTCTTTTACTGTAATTGTTGGGCTAAAGTCCTCTGTTTGAATTACAAATTTCTCCGCTAGATGATCAAACCATCCAGCATATTCATAAATCCATTCATCAAATGAACCCTTAAAAGGATATTTCTCTGCTGTCTCATTATTATCTGCATTTGTTAATTTTTCCCAAGCATGAGTCAAATTCATAATTGGTTCCCAAAGAGAACCAGCAGCTTTTATGAACTCTTTTCTTGCAACATATCTATCTGTCATTTGTTTCCTTTATTTATTTTTGGGGACATAAAAAGAGACCAGTCATAAATGCCCCGATTTTCCATAAACGACATTTATAACTGATCTCTTAGTGCTTCCACTAGGATTCGAACCTAGAATAACGGATTAGAAGTCCGTAGTTATATCCCTTTAACTATAGAAGCTTGTTGGTATATTGGCTAGATTGCAATACATATACCAGATATTGTTTGACATTTGCCGTGTCATATTTTATGGCTCTAACCGGCCAGTATCTTTACACTTTAAAACCCCAATTGCCAAATCCTCCACCATTGTAGAAGATATACTTAGCAACTTTTATATTGCACTTTTCTTTAAGGAGAACTGTTAAGTCTCCCCAAGGCTTTCCACAAACATTTTGTGTTACAGTTCTCCAAGATGAATTAATTTGTAGTAAGCCTGAGTCATAAGATTTTACAGCACTACATCTTTTATAGATACTAGTTGCTGCTACCTTACAATTCTTATGTGACTTACCTTGCTTATAATTCCAACCAATTGCTTTTGGTTGACATCTTGACTCTCTCCACATAATGTATGAAAATATTTGTACTGGTAAACCTTCACTCTTAATTAAAGAATGATATTTAGGGCACCTGTACTCTTCACCTTTCGGTATTTGTTTTTTAACTAAAGCGATTTGACGCTTTACTTCTTTGTCACTTAATTCTTTAGCCTGTACTGGAGATGAAGTAACTGCACTTCCAAGACTTATTATCAATCCAATTGATATAATTTGTTTTATAAACCTAGACATATTTCGCTCCTTTAGTTGTTGGGTTTACGATTCTGTTATACACAGATTACGCATTAGCATTAGCTAAGGTGTGCGAAACGAGGTCATAGCATATTTATCTACATTCAATGCTCACTCGCTTCACGATTAGTTTTCAATAGGCATCACCTCCAAAAAATAGTTACTAACCATTATACCAAAATGGTTATTAGTGCCGAATAAGGGAATTGAACCCTTTCAGGAAACTTATAAGATTTCTTCCGTCAAACCGTTCGGACCATTCGGCGTAATTAGTTTAATTAAAATCTTCGTCTGAAGAAAATTTATCTATGAATTCTTTGGCATAGTCAGGTCTATTACCTAACATCTTGGCCAAGTTTACTCTGTTCTTTTGATATAGATCAATGTAAGAAGCTACTGCTTCTTTTAAGTCTACACCTTTCTCTATTGAGATTATTTGAGCCATCATTAACATATGAACCATGCAACCAAATACAAGTCCTGGTAAAAATGCATAATTTTCTTCTGCTTCTTGTTCTAATGAGTTAACAAAATACTTTATCATTTCATGACTATCATCAGCACAATGAGCATTAAAAAGTTGCATTGCATAATCAGTAAACAACTGATCTTTATGTTCTTCAAATGGCTTAATATTCATAATATCTTCTATGTACATTGTACACTACTTTCATCCTTTTTCTTATAGTAGGGGCTATGGGACTCGAACCCATGACCAATAGATTAAAAGTCTACTGCTCTACCAACTGAGCTAAACCCCCAATATTTAAATTAGATATTTTCTAATTTAAGATCATCACCATTGATTTTCTTTTCTTCAAGTTCTTTTGCCCAATGCTCACGCCATTTCTTAGACGCTTCATCAGCCTCAGATAGTTTACCAAATTCATAAAATTCTCCACCATCATACTTGATAATAACCTCAGCCTGCTGCTTAATCATTGCATTCTCATTAAAAAGGAATCGATAGAAATCATCATCGCTTTCACCTTTGAATTCAATAAAGCTACCACTAGGAGTAAAACCTGCAAAGCAACTTAAGAAATAATCTTCATTACCTGTCTTGTTGCAATATGATAATCCTACAAGATCACCGTCTTCATTATAGTGAATATCAAATCCAATCTGACCAAGAATCATAGATAAATCCTTACAAGTCTCTGGATAGTTATAATCCATCCAAGAGAACCATTTATCTCTTGGATATCGTTCACCTTCTACATTATCGTTGTTTGAACCAAAAGAACCACCACGCTTTAAATCGTGATAATCATTCAATTCGCACATTTTCTGATATACCTTATCAAAGTCTTCTTGCTTTACAAGAAGTACTGAATCTGTAATTGAAGTATAGTAACCCATAATTTCCTCTCATTTGTTTTTTCTATACAGTAGGGGTAACGGGATTCGAACCCGTACAATATTACTATTGGAAAGTTTTAAGCCTTCTGCGTCTGCCAGTTTCGCCATACCCCCAAGATAATAATAAAACTTATGCTTACGCCCGTTGTTTTATTATTAATCTCATTGGAATTTTAGTACATACTTTTCGAGTCCCAATCTGGCGCACTAGATGTGTATTTCTTAAAGTCAGTTACATAAAACTTCCAATCATTCTTATGAATATCTGTGTGACAATCTGAACATAATAAAATTAAGTTCTTATGCTCATCTAATCCCCCAGCAGAAACCGGAGTAATATGATGAACCTGAGCTTTATGCTCAGCACAAATATTCTTACAATGCTGACAAATATTCTTGTCTCGCTCTATAATTTGTTTTTTAATTTCAATTGGTACTCCATGTCTAAAAGTACCATTTGCCAATTTCTTCTGCTGCTTTTTGTAGTTAAAGTTTGTTACTTTCTGATCGATTATTTTAAAACAATCATCACTACCACAACATCTCTTTTTTCTATATTTTGTTGTTCTGATTGTCAAGAATTGGTTTTGACAACCAGCACAAATAACCTTACGATTGTTCATCCTTATTAATTTTTATTTCTTCATCAATAGCAACTTTACTAATGAACTTCTCATAATCAAATACATCTTCTACAGATAGACCTCTTGAATTAAGATCATTAAAGAATTCAACATTCTTTGTTATTTCTCTGTATGTTGAAGAATTTGGATTATAAAAATATTCTTTAGCAACTCCGGGACTTCTTTGTTTTACAGTATATTCAAAAATTCTTGCAAACCAATTTGAGGGTTTAAACCCATGAACTCTTTCGCATATTCTATTAGCTTTAGATACAGCTTCAGCAGCAGTAGAAACATCTTCTACAATTACTGGAAATCTATACTCAACAATAAAATAATTCTCATATCTTGGCATTACTTACCACCTCCTATAATCATAAGCATTCCTACAAACAGAAGAATAAAAAGTGGTGGAAACAAGATAAACAAACAAAACAGTCCAAACCATTTTGCAAATCTAATAGTACTGTATGCATCCATGAGGAAATCTTTCTTTAGAGGTTCCTCACATCATACCATCAAGAAATCGTTTTAAGAGCATCTGCTGGTATTTTCTTAAACCTTAGTGACTTTCCTCTTTGTCTTCCACAATTCGTAAATGAGATTACCAATGGTTTCGTCAGCCAAATCTCTAAACATCCGGCCATTCATATCGCCATCTGTAAGACCAGTTCTATAGTGATCCCATTCATGAATGAATGTTGAAATCAATTGGATAAGAGAAGCGCTTTCGAGATAGTCTTCTTTAAAGAGAATCTTTTTGTCAATCTCATCGTCTTCACTTAACTTCATATTTGTTGTTAAAGCACAGGTTGCATCTGCCTCATCGTCAACCATGAACACACCGATAAACTCATTTACAGAACAGGTGTCAGGAATAACATCATTGACAATATTAATAGCAGTCGTAAGCATTGGATAACCACTAATATCAAATGTATAACCATACTCAAAGTATTCACCAAACAATGATTCAAATGTTGGCAATTCGCAGCTCTTCAAGAACTTAAAGATACCCTCATGATACACATTATATGTTTCATAACCCTTAGACTTGATAGTAGCCAAAGAATTGATAGACATCTTCGTATATTCAACAAGAATATGCTTTGGATATACTTCCCGGAAAGCATCTTCTAATGATCCGGAATTAATATAACTTGCATCCCAGTGATAAGAAGGAATATGATTAAACTCATAATAATCCTCATACATCTGTGTATTGAACACTTCTAAAAGAGATTTTGCGAATTCAACATCCTGAGTCTTAGCAAGAACTCTAACAATAAGAGAATTCATATCCCAAGTTGATGCAACAGTTCTCTCTTCGTTAAGGCTAAGTTCATCAAATTCGTAATCAAAAATACCTTTTGTTTCTTTACTGCCAAAAGACTTTGCCAACTTATCAGCTGAATAAACCAAAACACCTTTGCAATATACACGGAATGTATCATCAATTGGATGATACAATTTCATACCTTCATGGCTAACAATTGGCTCACGATTAAACGAGAAATACTTATCAAAGTTATTATGGATATCAAACAATGAATGAGTTGCTGTAATGTAAACTGAAAATTCACCATCAACAGGAATAATCTTTTCTACATCAACTACATCAACTGACCAATCTTTGCCTGAAATCTTTGCCTCATCAACGGCATTAGCAATAACTTCACGATAGATTTGGAAATCATTTTCCCATGAAAGCAAACCTGCATCAGCAGTAAAAGATGATGGCTTTTCATAATCAGGATATTTATAAAAAACTGAGGGAATACCTTCTTCGTCTTTAATAATATACTCAAGCGTATAGCTACCCTTTGCATCAGCTCCAGCAAATACAAATTCCATTCCTTTACGAATTGCTGCAATAGGAGCAAACTTAATTCCAGATCCAAACTGACCGATTGTCTCATCATTATCACGCTTTGTTGAGAAACCCAATTTCTCAAGCTTAAGACGATTTACTTCATCAGCCTTATTTGTTACTTTAATATACTTCATTTCTTTCTTTCTTTTGTTAAAGATAAGCATGGGGGTATTGCTACCCCCATGCTTTCTGTTTGTTTTTAATTATTGTCCGGGTGTTTGCCAAATGCTTGGCTGAATCACTGGGTTTGGATTAGGGTTAGATGTAATAACATTTGTTGTCATTACATTATGAGCATCAACTGTCTTAAAATATTCTTCGAGTTCTTTCTTGAATTCTTCATACATCATTGGCTTAGCTTCTGCAATGATTTCTGCTTTTGCAAATTCAATTTCTCGTTTAGTCTTTGACTTCTCCAATGCATTAGCAATGTCAACTACAAAATCATCATCCTTAAGAAGAAGATAACGCACTGCTTTTTTCACAGTTTCAGTTGCAAGATTACCAGTTGGGCAACCATTAATTGGACTATATCCGCGCATCAATTGCTGAAGCTTGTCTTCAACATCAATCTCTTCAATATACTCTGACATATCCATACCACGAATTGTGTCTTTTGCAATATCTTCAAAGTCAACATTGTACTCGATATAATCAGTTACTCTGTCACTGATTTTATCATCCAAGTCATATTGATTTTCAAGGAATGTTTCAATTGCTTCATCAAGGTTGATCTTCTCAGCAATTTCATCAATATCAAAGTTTTCCATAATCTTTGAGTTAACTGCTTCTGTCAACTTATCAATCTGATCACTCTCAAGGGAGAGAGTTACATTAATGTGTTCCATTTTATTTTCTTTCTATTTGTGTTTTTATTTAGTATGATTCTACAATTTGCATTGCGAAATCCCAAAGATAGGAATTTTCACTAATTTTTCTTTGAGCATGGTCGCCCCAATCTTGCCAATGATAAGACATACCTCTTACATATCCATCATCATCAAGCTTAACTTCAATCCAATCTGCCGGGCCTCCACCAGATAAAATAATCTTAATTACTTTAAATGATTCAATACCGGCAGGGAATTCATTAAGTTCTCTCACTGCATTTTCTACATCTTCTCTTGTAGATTCATCATCACCAATAATGTCATTTAGATTTTCTAAATAAACATTACGGTCTTCCATGTGTGAATCAATTACTTGTTCACAGTTTTTATTTTCATTGCTCATAGTTGTAAATAACTTTCTAAATAGTCTTCAAATTCTGTAAGTGATTCTGAATACTTAAGCAATTGCTTAAGCGTATCAAAATCATGTTTTATTAATTCAAACAGAGAATACATCTTTTTTTGTTCGACATATTCTTCATAAGAGATAAAATCATCATAAGATGCTTTTACTGCTTTGTCATCTTGATAAATTGGCTTTAACCAACCTCCATTTCTACCATCAAGTTGAATATCTTTATATCCATACCCCCATGCTAAAGTTCTTGCTCTATTTAAAAATGTACTTTTTGCATACATATATGCTGTTTCAAAGTCATCATCATTCATTGTGTAATATGGATTTAAATACTTAATATTCAAAGCATAATCACCATTATGAACTTGGACTGAATAAGTATTTTTATAACTATTTATTGTTATGAGAACCATTTTTTCATTCGTCATGATATACCTTTCCATTAGCGGCTTTATAGCCTTTGTCATATTCTTTCAATATATCTACATTAGTAATTGATCCAATATATTGAATTTCTTCTTCACTCGGAGGAAGATACTCTTTTGTTTTTGCATGCCAAAAACCAATTGCATACCAATATTTTTCTATTGAACTTGTCATATTGCAAACTCCATTTTAGTTCCATTTGTTTTTTATTTTCTTAAAAATTGTTTTAATAAAACCATCAACTTCAGGAACAGTTTCGCATATTTTTCCACCTATAGTTATTTTACTAACAATTGGTATCTTTAATTTGCTTCGCGCTTCTGATGTTTTAATAGTTGCATCAAAAGATAATCCAACATCCTTTTCCATTTAGATGAATTCCTTTCTGTTTACAATCATTCGAATTGATTTGATTTCTTTATTAACAATCTTCTTGCAAAGAGAAATATCAAGCTTAGATTTTGAGAATGTTTTGATTAAAATATTTCTTTCTCTTGGAGCAAAAGAACCCCAAATACCATATTTTTCATCTGCATCAATAGCATGCATTAAGCATTCAGCAGCAACTGGACATTTACGGCAAATATTTTTTGCCAAGCTTTCTTTGATGTTATTATCATTCTTATCAGCACTATCATAAAAGAAGTTCTCAGAACCTAAATCTTTACATGCAGCTTTACTTGCCCAATCACTCATTATCATCTCCCATTTCTAAAAGTGGATAAACAACTGTCTCGTCAAAGTATTTGAAATACATATCCTTATTTTCAATAAAATTAAGCATTGCAAAGTTATGAGTAAGCAAACACATTACAACATTTAAAGCATCTTCATTGTCATCATTTGCTTCAATACCTGTCATATTGAATACTTGCATCATAATATCATTAGTACTTTTGAGAAAAATATCATAGTCAATTCTTTTCAAAGCATTTGTGATAATCATTAATACACTTGGTAACTCTCCCATTTCAACTTTGTGAAGTTCTCTCTTTGCTCTTTCAGTAATTTCTTCATTAGTTTCATTAAATTCATCCATTGAGAACATTGATATTAGTCCTCCAACAGTTCAAGAATTGCATTAGCCAATGAACCAGTTGCATCTCCAAAGTCAAAAATTATCTCATCATCATCGTCAAATTTAAGGGCACTTCCAACAAGTACCTTATCATCAATATTAATACCAATAACAAGAGTTACTCTACGGCGATCTTTATGCTTACTAGGAGCTCCATCAATTTCACCATGCTCATTCAATGGTGCAGCCCAACCAGTTGTTAAAACACTAAAATAATTGTAATTAGATTGCAACTTATCAGCATCAATATGTTCAATAAGATCATAGACATCAGCACTGTTAGCAACAAGAATTGAGTCCATATTCCCCCCATTGTTTGTTATTCCATATGCTTTAGCGTTTGTATTTTCTGGATTGACAATTGAAAGACTATAAATCTTTTCCAAAAGTTCTTTTGACATTTTTTTATTTTCCTTTGTTATTTTTAGTTGTTGTTAATATATGAGTCAAATAGATATTCTTCATCAAAGTATCTATCAATAAGTTCTGCTTGAGAATTCTGTTGTCTTTCACCATCTCCCCAAACTGCACTACCACAAAATCCCATTCCTGGTTCTTCATAATAAATACAGAATAAAAGGTTTGGATAATCCATAGAGATTTTATCAAATGCTTCTAATGGTGAGCACCAAGCACTTTCAAAATTAAAAGCAATTACTGCTGTTCCATCTTTATTTTCAGTATAATCTTGACCTACATGTAAATCAGATTCTGGCCATTTAGTTCCCCATTTAGCAATTCGCCAATCATACCAGCTTTTATATCCAAACTTTTCAAAGTTTGCTTGCTGTTGTTCATCAACAGTAAAAGATACATCACCAATATTTAATTCATCAGGTGTTGGGTAAAGCTTTTCCAGTAGTGAATATTCATCTTCACCAATAGTAATTACTTCCATTAATTTTTTCATATCTTCAATCTTTCCATAGATTGAGAGATTATTGCTGCACCAATTAGGCATCTTTATCTTCTTTCTTATCTTCTTCAAAAAGCGAATCCCAATCGGACTTCACATACTTAACATTACCTTGATCATCAACATAAGCTGTTAATACCATTGTTGCACTAAAAAGTGCATTGTTTTCATTTTCCATTTTCTTTTCCTTTCTAGAAATCATCAGTATCATCAATAATCATAGGTTCATCTCCTGCTTCACATGCACCACAAAGAATGTCTGGGCCCCACCATGAACCAATAAATTTACCATGTTTACAATATTGACTTGAATCATTTCGATCCCAATCAAATTCATCACCTACTTCATAATCATCTTCCATAACAGTATTCCTTTCATTGTATTCTTTTGTCATAAGATTCATATAATCTTCAACTGAAAGACCTTTAAGATGAGCACGATATTCAATATCCATTGCTTCATCAGCTTCCATTTCTAATTCTTCATGCGTTAATTTACGCTCTTCATATTCATAGCTCATTAAAAGCCTCCTCTAATTTCTTTTCCCAATTTACTGAATATCTCATTAATGTTTTGTATTGAAATCTTGCAAAATCAAATCTTCTAACTGAGATATATCCATTTTCAACCATTAATGACGCACCGCAATCTTGACATTCATATTCTTCCCAATCTTCAAACTCATGCTTAGAGCCGGGAATTTCATATTGAATAGCCTTGCTAGAATCAATAAACATTACATTTTCTAATTTACAACTTGGACACTTTTTCATTTAATCCTCAAATAACTTTAACTGATTAGGGTTTTCTTTTTTAAGATTTGGTCTTGGTAAATCATGCATATCTGCCCAAGAATTCCATTTCTCAATCTCTTCCGGATTACAAATATTAGCTTGATAAATAGCCTTTTGAATATCCTCATCAAATGGATAAGCAAAGTTAATATCAATTCCCATATTTGAACTTAGCTCTTCATACAAAAGAACAACCCAATCTGAATTATCAAGGTCAATCAATTCCTTAAGATAATCCGGGAGTTCATGCAATGTATTAATTGCTTCCAAGTATTCCATTTCCAAAAATTCATTCTCATCAGCAATTGGATATTCATCTAATTCATTATGCCATTTCATAGCAGCATAGAATGCCTTAGTAATATTCTGATCTGTAATATCACCCGGTTCTTTTAGAATACGACATACTAAACGATCAACTGAATTAACAGCCCAATGCTTATATGTTTCAATTCTAAAATCTCCAGGATACATCTCCATCAACTTATTTGAAATGACTTTAAAGTTTGATCTTTCCAAAAGATCACTTGCATCATTTACATCAATGCCAGTAAAACCCCAAGTTACAAACATATCGTCATCCCCCCAATAACCAAAGTCTTCAGGCTTTTGCAATGCTTGACTTGCATACTTAGGCAAATCATTAAGATCAATTATCATTTTTAACTCCAATTTCCATAATCTTTTGATTCAATCTTTGAAGGTTCAAGATTTAATTCTTGAAGAGCTTCTCTATCCCAAACATTTGGTAAGCTTGCTTCAATAATATAAACATATTCATCAGCTACTTCATTATTTGTATTCCAATAAGCACAAACTTCATAGTAAGAACCAAAATCATGATCAAATCTTTTACTTCTAAAATCAATTCCTTTTGCTTCAGCATCAGGAAATAACCGATGAAGTTGATTTAAATAAGCTTGCATTTCAATATGTGCTTTTTCAACATAATCTTTAGTTCCAACTTGAACACAATCTTCATCATATGGAGTTTGTCCAAGTACCATATATTCTTTCATTACATATACCTTCCATTTCTAATTTTAACTACTGCTTCTTCATAACAAACTGTGCAAATACAATCTTCTGGTTCTTCTTCATAGATTGCATTACATATATAACACTCATACATTTAGGAATTGCCTTTCCCATAATGCCCAACTAGGATTTTCAAATAGATCAAGAATAGCACTTAATCCATCATCTGAAATTACATCACGCATTGGCTGATGATCAACAATATCAAAAGAATCAAACAATTCAAAAATGGTTTCAAGAGTTGCTTCATCAATATTATTAAATTGAGTCAATATTGCTCTACCAATTTCCGTTGAGTTTTCAGGACAGAATGGACTATTACATGGACAATTAAAATTTATTTCATTTTCCATTACTTATTCACTTTCTGTGAGATTGTTACTTTAGCTTCATAGCTATTGTAATTAACAGTTTTACTATCAATATATGCCATTGTAATTTTATCAACTAATGGCAAATCATCCCGGTGAATATTAATTTCAATATCATCGAGATGCAATGTTAAACGATAACCATTGCAATCAGCAAATGCTTTCATTGCTTCTTCAATTGAATCGTATTCATTAACGATACCATCTTGGCTTCTAGTTCCATAAAAAATAGTCATACTATTCCTCTTCTTCTTCTTCAATGTATTCAAACATTTTTTCCCAACATTCTGGATGAGTACCTGAAATTAATAGTTCTCGTAATGGGTTGCTTAATTCCGGGAATACATCTTGAATATATTCTCTCTTAAGAAACCAACGATAATACTGTTCTTTATTAACTCCAACAAAAACATCTTCATGGCAATGAAAACAAGTTTTATCAAAGATGTGATAAAGAGGTTCTTCACCCATAAATTGGTACATATTGTTTACTTTAATTTCAGACATTTCATTTACCTTTCTTATCGAAATGTTCTTTAGTTCCTACAACAGTTTCATCTTCATTAAATGTCCAAGAATATTCACAACAAAGTGGATAATCATCACTATAAGCAGAAACTGAATGCTGACCGCCAAGTTTATCTCCAGACAAGCTTGGAATACTTCTAAAAAGTTCAATCACACAGCTATGACAAAACAATAGTTCAATCATCTCTAGATCAATAAACATTCCATAACCACCAGTCATTGTTATATTCAATGCCCTATCTGGATTTGGATTTAATTCAATAGCGCTTTCGCACTTATCACAATAAATCACATCATCTACTTTCATTGTTCCTCCATGAAACATTCAATTATTAACCCAACTGCTAATAAAATAAAGGGAGTCATTACGACTCCAAATACTAAATACTCAATCATTTAATTGATCTCCTTAAATTTTGATTGTTTCTATAAAATAGAAACAAGTCAATTTGATATGCAATCATTTGATGAACATAATTAGAAGCAATGCCCATTTTTATTGCATGACCAAATCTTTTATTTCTACTAAGACTTTTAATTGTTAGGTTCTTAACTCTTTGTGAATAAAAGCAAGAACGATCTTCTTTAATTTCAAAGGAATCAATTGTTTTAACAATGTATTTTCCAACTGTTTTGTTTCCAGTTTTGGAACAAATTCCATAATCAGCTGAAAGAAATGTTTCAATTTCTTCTTCGGTTAATTCATATCTAATCATTATGTTTATCTCCATATCCTGATAATAAATCGCTTCTTGTGTTTAAAGAAGTAAGTTCGTCTTTCTTAATCCAAAAATAATTACATTTATGAAGTAATGCCGGAGTATAAATCTTACGAAATTCTCTTTCTCTTTCGTCAAGACCAATTCGATTACATACTTCATCTAAGCAATAATCATAACCAGCTTCAAATCTTTCTTCAATAAACTCGTTATTGCATATTTTGCAAATGGCCATTAGTAATAATTCCTCTCAAAGTTTCAATCAATTTCTTTTGTTCTTCAATAAGACTTACAGCAACTTCATATCTAATCACTGCCATCTCTAAATTATCATTCAGTTTCTTAATAACATCAGATTGTTTTAAGAATATCTTCTTTTGTTCTTCTACTGATTTTTGTAAACTATCGACCATCATTGTCAATACTGTTTCGTTACTATTAGGGTTCATGGCTATCCTTCCACCGTGAGTGTAATTTTTGTTTTGTCTTTTGACCATCTTTTACTTACGTCGATGTTATTGTATAAAGCCGACTTGTTAATTGACTTTATAACATCTTTCTTTTCTTGATTATTTTTAACAGCTACTGGAACTTCAATCTTTTCACCATAGCGAATGTTTGAAATAATCTTATGAAACATTTTATCTAAATCTGTTTCAAATCTAATGTTTTCTTTTTGGAACGAATAATGTCCAATTTGATTTAATACTTTCATATTTCTCCTATAGAAAAAGCCGGGGCAATTGCCCCGGCTTACCTTTAATTTGTTTTGTGTTTTTAATTTTTTACAAACACAAAATTGTATTGATTTGTTTCACTATCAAGTTCAACCATAACAAATCCGTCTTGGTTAATATTAGTGAAGATATTACAATCATTCTCATCAGCAATTAATGTCATAAGATGAAACTGTTCTTCCATCAATTTCATAACATTTGCATGACTCAAATGAGCAGCTTTTGAGCAATTCTTAATGTCAAGCATTTCACCTTTATTAAGAGAACGGCTAATTTCAACTCTTGTCATAGCCATTTCTAAATCAGTTCCTGCATCATTATGCCAATGATTTCGATCAAGAGGATTGCTATCAAAAAGAGATTTTGTTTTCTTAGCTTTACGATTACCATGAAGTCTAAGACTTCCTAATTCTACAGAAGAAATCTTACGAATTCCTGTTTTATTTTCCTCTTCCATTGTTTTATCCTTCATCTACTTGCTTGATAAATTCTTTTACTGATGCTATTGATAAATCAATAAGAACAAGTAATCTTTGACCATAAAAATCTGTTTGATTAATCAAACCTCTTTGCAATTGATTAGTTAAATTATCCAATTGCTTCATTGCAATCTCAAACTTATCATTTTCTGCTTCCATTATTTCATCCATTCTTTATTGTATGTTGGGATATTTGACCAATCAGTACCGTCAACCTTTGACTTAGTACCAGTCTTTGAATAGTAGTAAAAAATACCATCTTCAAATTCTACATTCATCAATTCTTTTAATTTGTGAAGAGTAAATTTAACTTCACTCTTTAATGCTTCATCAACGATTGAATCATTAAAACATAATTTTCTAATCTGATGACCAAGTAAATATGTAAGTATTCTTACAACATCAAACCTTGCTGTATTTATTGTATCTTCTCTAACAATAGCTCCATCTTTAAGAGCCATTCTCCAAGAATTAATATACCTATCTCTTTCGTTTTTTAATTCTTGAATCTCTTCATTAAAAAGAGCTTCTATTTCTTTTTCACTTTTCATTGCTTTCTTCCTTTCTTGTTTCAAAATACTCATTTACTGAGATACCGTTACGCTCACAAATTTCGTCAATTGTAAGACCATTCTTGTTCTTAGTAGCATTGTAAGAAATATCCTCAACAAAAGACTGACGCTTACTCGTATAAGAAGTAATAACGATCTCCTCATCTTTACTAACTTTTGCAGTATTATTGATAGAACCATTAGAACGCAATTCTTTTGAATGAGCCATAGGCTTAGACCTAGACATAATCTTATTAGATAATCTAGCATTATCAATAAATGCAGGGGCCAAAATCTCAACATTTGGGTCAACATTTTCCTCAGCCTTTTTCGCAGCTTTTTCGTGAAGATTTACCAACGCGACTAAGTTTAAGATTAAGCCTGCATTAAAAGAATAACCAAGAGTTGTGTAAACCTTGAAGTCATTATTTGTTTGAGTAATGCGACAAATAATTCCGTAATTCTTATCACCATCCTCAATTTCTAAACCCATCAACTTTTCGTCAATAAGTTCAGCTTTAGTTTTTTCAGAAACTTCAGCTTGATTTTTTTCTAAATTACTATCCATAATTTATCCTTAAAATAATTGTTATTATTATTAATTAATTTCTTAATTAAGACCGCGATGAACGCTGAATTTCATTCTATCGTGAAGAAAAATCAAAGACTACCAAGGAAAAAAGAAATTCTAAAGTTCTTTTAGACCGTAGGTTTAGTGTCAGAGAATCGTGTGCTATTTAATAAAGCCTTACGCAAAGCCTTTGATCGAGGCTTCTATGCAGATCTAATGAATGAATTGATCAAAGATTACCCGGGAGTCGCATTAAATCATTAATGAATGATCATCCAGGGGAATTAAGAAGCCCCGGATCAATTTCTTGATCAAGGGCTTCTCAAAGTTATTCAATAACTTATTGGATAAATCATTTATTAAATTATTAACGGGGCGCGATTTATCTTATTCTTATACCAAAATTTAGTATATATTTCTTGCCATCTCAGCTTCTTTGGTAAAAATCAGATTTTCAAGTGATTTTTAGTCTACAGCAGTAGCGTGTCTCTCAAGCCAATCCAACATTGTAGCTTTATATCTCATTCTACCTAAATGCAACATTTCAATTGATGGGTCAGTCCAAATTTCTCCACCAATTTCTTGTAAGTATCTACAGAAACCGTAGTCTTCAGATAAGAATCTCTTAGTCTCAGGATCAACATATGAATTAAAGAAAGCGTAAGTCCAATTATTTTCTTCTCCGCTCAGTCCACCTGTGTCATCAACATATTTTAATTCCGGATAAGCATTGATAAGATTCTCAAATACTTCTCTTTTTATAAGCATAAAACCAGTGCCGGCATCATAAACTTGAATAGCACCTTTATCTACTTTTACTTTAGAACCTTGTTCGTTTACTGTATTAACAACAAATCGTAATGAATTCTCAAGAAGCTTTTCTGGCGTTACACCATTTCTAACATTCTCTGCTACTAAAGGCCAATTAACATCCTTAATAGGATAGGCAGCTGTTGCGACTTCCTTATCGTGCCATAAAAGTTTGATGATATCATCTCCTTTAAATCCAAGATCACAGTCAATAAACATCAAATGTGTAAACTCCGGATTTGCCAGGAACTTAGCTGCAATTTGATTTCTTGCTCTTGAGATAAGAGAATCACTCATTGTACAAATAGAAAACTTCAAACCAATTTCTTTGAATTGCATTACTGTTCTTACAATTGACATTAATGTTGGTTCTGAAATTAATTGATCATAGCAAGGTAATGCAATCATTGGATACCAAGAATTAATTTCTTCTGGAGAGATTTCTATTGATTGTTCTTTAAATATTGTCATGCCGTAAGTATACACAAAAAAAGCCAGCCCATTACGGACTGGCTAAAAAATCTTTGGATTTTTTTATTTTAAATTATTTATGCCTTGACCTTAGGGGAGGTCTTAACTGTTTTAATATCCTTAGCAGTAACTTCTGTCATCTTTCCTGCCTGAAGAGGAGACTTATAGTAAAGATTTCCCTCAGTCTTATCAAAATGAATCATAACCTTAAGTTCCATCTTCTTAGCCTGAGCACGAATTCTCTGCTGTAAAGAATTAAACTTCTTTCCTTCTTCAACATTTGAAATCATAAATGTCTTACCAGTTTTACTGGACTCAACCAATGAGTCAATAATTTGTTGAAGCTCAGCAGATGTTCTACCCGAACGGGTAATCTGAGGGAAACTATCAACGGTAGTGATTTGCAGTGTCATTTTTTTGTTCCTTGTTATCTAGGTATATTTCGGGGATGTCTTCCCCTTGTAGAAACAAGATTATCTCGGCATAATCGCAGACACAACCTCTTAGCAAAAGTTTTTTAAAATTCTTTTATGTCTTCATCTTTGGATGAAATAGACTTTTGATCAATTTGATTGACGAACTCCTCAAGTTTTCTTATCGTAATCTTGAGAATTGAATTCTCAACAATAAGCTTTGAGATTGTGCTGCTTAGTTCACCAATCACTTCATCGTAAGACGGATTAAAGTCTTCACTTCTTATAGGCTTTCTAGCCATTGTTCTCCCTTTTCTGTAGATAATTCATACTTTGCGTACCCAGGAACAAATTGCTCCATATCAGAATTATACACGGTAACAGTACCAAAATCTTCATTATCTTCTAAATCTTCAAATTGCTTAAAGTCTGAACCAATTATTTCAATATCAATTTCTGCTTCAAATGCCATATGTTGAATACTTTGATAAACAGAACCGGCCAATGCATCAGCTAAGTCTTTACTCCCGGAATTGGGGTGATCAATCTTATTATTTGAAAACAATCTCAATTTAAGAAGTTCTTCCTCAACCAATAACTGATTCCAATAACCGCGTAATCTTGTATCATAAATAGCACTTGTTAATGTGTCATAGTCTGTTTTTTTAACGCTATGAAAGTCTGCATTTATTCCAAGAGATTTAAGGCTCTGGATCATTTCAATAGATTGCCAACGGTCAAAAGTAACTTTAGCAACATCAAACTTTCTACATAACTCAACAATCATCTGACGAACAGAGGCAAAGTTAATCTCAGCTCCCGGCTGAGCTTCCCATGAATGAATTAAGTCAACATTAATAATAGGAAGTACCTCAACACCCATTGATGTTTTGAGCTCTTTAAAACCTGCACAATGAGTCATACATAATGCAGATCGGTCTCTCTTAAGCCCCAAGTCAATGTGAATGAATCTTCTATGACCATCTTGATTGTTAAACCAAGGCTTATAAATACCGTCATCATCAAGAGGATTCTCAGCATGTAAAAATGATTTACGGACCAAATCTGGGTCTCTAAAATAAGCATCTTCCATATTTGGAGGTTCACATTCAAATCTAGCTCTTGCTTCAATTGGATTACGAATATATTCTGATTCTAATTGATGCCGGTGAATAGTTGGATTAACTTCCCAAGTAGCAGCTTTAA